TGCATCGGGGCCATCGCAGTCAATGCGGCTACGGATAGACCAGCGATTGTGAGTTTTACAGACTTCATTTCTTTTTCTTCCTTTGCTATGTTTCGTTTGATTAGTCTGATAGGCAGTTCGCTTAACCTCCTTTCGTTGGTTATGAAAAGGTGTCATCGGCTTGCCCACCGAACCAATGTCCACTATGTTACTGGAAAGTAAGGAAATGTCAATTACAGAATCTCACATGATGAAAAAAATTTATTCGCTCGGAAACATCCAATTACCACCACCAAAATAATCATCTATCTGATCTGGAATTTCATCTACACCATTGTCTATGAAACCAAATGGAGTTAATTCATTTATTATTTGATCTTCACTTTTTTCTCTTAGTTTTGCAAGCGTATTGATATCGTTTAGTTCCTTGAAGTAGTCTTGATTCGTAAGCCAAGAAAAAAGTACCAAACCCATCACTAGATCATCATTCTTTCCGGCTTCAGCTTCATAAGACTGTTTTTTGCGGGAGAAAGTAGCTAATTCTTTATAGGTTGCATTGTCATTAAGAATCAGCTTTTCTTGCTCAACTAAAAGTTTAAGCATAGAGCAACCAATGGCCTTGACAGGCTTTGTTGTTCGTAGTCCCTTCTCAGTTTTCTTTCCCCCGAACCCATAGGTTACACGTTTTACGTCCCTGCCTGCGTTTTCTGAGTGTATCAAGTTCTCATATTCATAATCATAGTAGAGTGTATCTGCGATTTGTCCACCAAGATTGATATTGTTTTCAATCAATACATGTGCTTTGTTATAGAAAGAAGCAACACGGAAGATCGTTTCTGTATACTCAATTGGAGGCAGTAGATTGTCATAGAAAACAGCTACTTGTTCATAAGGCATGCTTGTAACATCTATCACAGAGAATGCACTATAGTCTAATCCTTTTCCTTCGGACACATCGGCAACAAGTACATAGACTCTATCTTTCTCGGCTCGCTTGTATTGTCTTAGACCATTGATGTTATAGATAGGAACAACGATTGCTGTTTTTCTCTTAAGCTCTTCTAGTTTCCAGCCGGCAATAAGAGTTCCGGAGCTACCAAGCCAAGCAACACAATACTCTTGGTCAAATTTTTGTTGATCATGATTGAGCGCTGCAAGAGTTTTAAGTCTCCATGTTTCATCATAGAAAGGAACCTGAGTCCAAACGACTTTGATAGGCACATATCCATTTGTTCCTTTTTCAGCTGCAGCAAAGAAGTCATGAAAGTGATTCAAACCTAAAGGAGTTGAAGCCATGATAAGTTTAGTATTTTTACCTGAAGAAATAGTAGGATAAACGGCAGCATAGAATTCATCAAACTTTTCAATGTGCGCGGCTTCATCAAGAAATAGGATATCAATGTTGTAACCACGAATAGCATCTTTAGTTGTGGTAGCAGCAAGTGCTCTTGAACCATTCTCAAAGAAAGCAGATTTTTTTTGCCATTCAACAACACCTGGCTGAATCCACTTTGGAAGATTTTCATAGGCAACTTTTAGCTTGTCCAACATTTCTATAGAAGTTTCGCCCTTGTTGGAAAGGACGGCAACTGTCTTGTATGGATGAAAAATAATGTACCAAAGAAGATATCCTAAAGTAACGGTTGACTTTCCCGCTCTTCGGCTTGTAGCAATAATTACATATCTATTCTCATGTATCTTTGTAACCATATCTCTTTGATAGTCAAACAATCTGAATTCAGTTAGTCCTGTATCAGAACCAACAACTTTCATGTAGTTTTCTATGAAGTAGATAGGATCATTTTTACATTTGATGTATTCGGATATAAGGGATGGAGTCCATTCAATAGCAACTCCAGCCTTTTTTAGCGTAATGTTACCGCGATAAAATTCATGTCTTTTCATATAATTATTTAGAAATCTTACCTTGACAAGAAACGTCTTATCTTCTATGTATGTGGGCAGGGGCGAGGAGGTTACCCCGACCACAAAAAAAGGCGGAAGAGTTCAAAATACCCTCTTTGGGCTTTTCTCCTTTACCTCGCCCCAACTCTCTAGAAAAAAGGACATAAAAGAATGAAGAAAGTCGTCCTAGCACTCGCCGCTGCTTTCTTGGTTTCGGCGCCGCTTTCCGCAATGGCAAAAAGCGGTCATGGTCATGGTGGTAGAGGTCATCATGGGCATGGACACCACGGCCACCATGGGCATCATCATCGTCACCACCATGGGCACTGGCATGGCCATTGGGGGATTCTGCCACATCTGATCCTTTGGGGTCCGAGAGTTTATCATAATTGCCCCATTGTGATCGTCAGAGGCCGCAAGTATTTTCGCTGCTATTGGTAAAACCTTAGGGAGCATCAAAATGATCCAACACCGAGGGCTGTTGTGGGCACTAATGGCCCTCGGGTTCATCTGTCTGCTGCCGGTAATTCATTATGATGTTTTCCGTATGATTTTTAATGACCTGATATTTTATTTTTTTATGGCTATTGGTGCATTCAGTTGGATTGCGGTTTTTGTTAGAATTGGAAACAAATATGGACCGCATTACGCCGCACGGAAAAAATCAAAAGCATTATTGAAGAACCATCTGAGTGCCATGCAAAAGATAGATTTTGATGCACTCGGAGGATTTTATGTCAGAGGAGGAAATACAGGGATAACTTATTTTATTAGATGCAACAGAGGAGTTTTAGGTAATATAACACAACAAAGATTTGCTCACAAATCAAGATGTGTATGTTGTTATGTCCCATTTGTCCCCAAATATGATACGTTCCTTGTGCAAAAACTTATGCTTGAATGTCCATTAACGGAAAGACAATTTAGAGATAACGCGGTTATCGTTTAGTTAGGTTTGTGCTGTTCCAGAAGCTTAGCCAAATCTGAGGTTGTCAGGATCAAATTATTATTGATCGTTGGCTTATCGCCGGCATCGCTTCTTTGCTCAATTAGTTGAGCAGTTTCTTTTGTTTCTATCAAATCTTTGTTGGCTGTTACAATCGCTGACATAAGAGTAGTAAAAACCTCAAAAGCGCGAGGATGACCTGAGTCGCGCGCAATCTCCAATAGTTCAGAAAGTGCGACGTTGCCCTTTTCAATAGCGGCACGAATGTTCTGTTTTACATATTAAAAGTCATCGTCTGGCATAGGAACAACAATTTCTGTTGATTCTTGCCGCTCTGGTTTTTCATTATCAAAGAGCGCTTCCATGGCTGTATCTGTGTTAGCTGTTTCCATTTTATTTCTTCTTTGTCAATGTCCTAGATTTTGTTTTTAATTGTGCAACAAACGGATTCAAATCATCATAGTTTTTGTCCCATTCTGAAGGTGGATGAACAGGTATTGGTTTTTGATCTGTTATACTGCGCTTTGTAATTTCTACATCTGGTTTAACAGCAAGTTGTTTCCATATTTTTTGCCCACCACGACTTTGAAATGTAGAAGAATGTAATGTTAAACCATGATGTTTTATTAGATGATGATAAAAATCATGAGCTTTAATTGTTGAACCTTTCCTCCCAGAAATTGTGTCAATATAGAAATGTTTATCATGTAATTGTCCACCTACCCATATGTCAGGTAAATTGGTATGTGGATTATGAGCATAAAAATTTGTATCAATAATGTCATTCTTACTTTCATGTTTATAAAGATGATGCCCAGATTTCATTACACTTAAAAAATTATGTTGATTTCCTTGCTGATTGTATGGCTCAGTATCAGTCAATCTATGTTCCATTCCATACTGATCACTCACCATTGGAGTTTCAGAAAGAGGAATGATTGCTCTTAGACGTTTCATGTGTTTGGCGCTATGGTTGTGGTTTTTACTACACCCCAATCATCATCAAACCAAATCAAATGAGGATCAATGGACAATACAGAATTGCTTGTGGGCTCGCCATTTGCTGTGAGTCCCGGTTGGATTGTAAGTCTGTCTACAACATCGCCTGTATTGGCTGTATCTGTATAGAAATTGGTAACGACGAATTTAATTAGAGGTTTCTCAATAACAGGACCATAGAGGTAACCTTGAAGATTGAAGTCCAGAGTCCAAATCTGCGCGCGACGATCAGCAGTGAAATCACCCTCATAATTATCTTCAGGATAAACACTTTTAAGCGAGATTGGAATATCTATAGTCAGATTTATTTCAGGAATGAGATGCACGGTAGGTGTGTAGTCTGGCGTGAAGAATGGGAGGATTTGTTCAACAATTTTCAAGTTATCTTCTGTATTCTTCGCATAAACATAAAGTCGGAAATTGAAGTCATAAGCTACAGGAACAAATTGTGTAAAGACATGATCAGCATCATCGCCTTTACGAACATATCTGTTTATCTTAGGTAGTTTTCTATCTCCATTATAATACGCTCCAAGATACTCAAACGACATTCTTGGCAAAGTAATAGCAGTTTCTCTATCAATTGCTGGGTCTTGTTTCAAACGTGCAATAATCTTATCCTTTGGAGCAAAAGATAAAGGCACCTTCATAGATTGCAACTGAGTACCATCACTAGCCGTTCTGCTAATGTTGATATTATCAAATAGTAATCCAAAGACAATACTATATCGCTTTATTAGTTGGAAATAAAAATTATGACCTAAGATGGTAGTAAATCCTTTAGTTCTTTTCAGTCATGTATGTGGTAATTATTACAGTTAGACAAATGAATCCAACACAAATAACCAGAGCGAGTTCCCATCCCATAATGTTTTCCTTTCGTTTTTAGTGTTCAATTTCTCCAAAAGGGTCACTTTCAGAAAAATCAATGATATCGCTGACATTATCCGTCAATGTTGCATTATCGTCGGGTTCAGCTGCATCTTGATATTTATATGGACTACGCACAATGATGTGACCTTGATCTGTTTTAATTGGCTGTCTTAGATCAGTAAGAATACCATAATCATAGATATTCGTTGAGAATTTCGCATTGATTTCATCTATCTCAGGTATGCCAGTATCAAAGTGTTCGTTACTGTATTCATAAAGTTCGCAATACATATCAAACGTAGGCAGAATACCTAAAGGATAATGGATCGGTTTGTTCTGAATATACTTTATTTCAAATGCTTTTTGATTGAGAGGATAATAAATCAAATCTCCTTCACGGGGACGAATTAAATCAGTCTCTCGCCCAATGAGGTTGTCAAATGTGCGTTTGGCTACGGTGAATGTGATTTGATCACGAATTTCAACGCCAAATTTAGAAAAGAGGTTTCCTTCTCCCTCAAATCCATCATAGGTCTTGACGTATAACTCAATATAGAAAGTTTGACGAAATGTTGAAATATCTGACTGACCAAAAATAGCATCCTCTGTTTCTCTTATTCTAGGTAAATAGATCATATCTATACCATAGATTTTGATACTTTCAACAATCAAGTCTTGAAGTAATTCTTGTTCGTTACTAGCCCCGACGTTATTGAAAAAAGTTGATGTAGCCATTATTTTCTTTTCTTCGGTTCTATGCCAATCTCATGACCATATCGCTTTATTGCATGTGAGATTTCATTAGGAAGAATATCCATATCTTTTCCTATATCCCTTGGTTTTCCTTTATGTTTCGTATGAGAAGCTTTCAAAGCTTGTAAGGATTCAGCGTCCCATCTATAGCGTTGCCCTTTTCCACTACGTTTTGGAGCATCAGGATAATGATATCTTATTGTATCAAAAACTTCTTTATGTGATCTATCGTTTCCATGAACATCATTAAGTCTCTTTGCAATTTCTTTATGGGATAAATCTGGATTACTGGCATGAGTTTTTAGATCATGAAGTTCTTCTTTAGGCCATGCTGTTCTTCTGGATTCTAATCCTAATTTGGTTTTGAATCTTTTATAAAGACCTTTGACATTATTTGGTTTTATTCCCATCCTCGCCCCAATTTCTTTATTAGATAAACCATTCTTAACATGGCCAGCAAATTCAGCTTTTCTTTCTTTTGTCCATTTAGAATTACCTTCATTGAGAAATTGTTTGAATTTCATCATAGAGGTTATCCCACGAGTCCAGGGATTGGTAAGCTCCAGGTGTTGTAAAGTTCTTGTTCTAATCGCAGTTTTTCCTCAACAGCTTCATTATAGATTTGTTGCCCATTGAAGATAACTCCCCCGACCATTGGCACCATACCATATTTCTTCAAGTTGTTACCCCATTGCTCTTTGACTAAGCATGTTGTATAACGTTGAAGCCAACGGTCGGACCACACTTCGGGAAAGTCTTCGGGGCTGATTTTCTTATAAGTTTCAAGAATGAGGTATGTTCC